TAAAGATTTGCTGGCACTATCTCACTATGGTCTTTTTGTCACCAACAGTCTACAGGCTGTCCAGGTTAAAGAAGCAATCAACCAGCTCAGCCATGCCGCAATCCAGAACCAGACAGTCGACTTATCTGACGTCATCAAAGTACTCAGAACGGAAAGTATCCCGGAAGCAGAAGAAATTCTCAGGGTTGCTGAGGCCAAGAAACAGAAACAGATGATGGCTCAGTCACAGCAGGAGCAGGAGCATATGATACAGATGCAAAAGCTTGAGGCTGAAGAGAAAGGGAAGGACAGGGAGCATGATATCAATCTTGCAATCATCAAGGAAACAGAACGTCGTGAGACTGAACTGCAGAAGCAGGCGATACTGGCAATGGGGTTCAACGAAGATAAGGACATGAATAAGAATAATGTTGCCGACGTATTAGAAGTTGCTATGCAGGGAATTGACATGGACGTTAAGCAACGCAAACAGCTACTCGATGAGCATAAGTTTAGTCATCAGCAGAAAGTAGATGATAAGAAACTTCAGATTGAAGAGAAGAAAGCGAATAAGCAAACAGCACCTGCATCCTAATAGTGCTCATAAGCTGTATAATTGTATGGCGAATAGGCATCACTTTAGAGCAGGTTAATAATGAAACTGAATAATTATTAAGAATTAAAATTAATTTTGATATGGCAAAACAAAAAGAAGAGATTGACGACGTAATAGTAGAGGATACAGACGTAGGTCTGGAAGACTTTAGCTGGGACTCCGATAAATCTTTCTTCGGTGTAGAACCCGTTGCGAAAGACGAACTACCTGTAGATGACGATGACGACAAGAAGAAGAAGACCGAAGATGTCGACGATGACATCGAAGAACCAACACCAAAACCAAAAACAAAAACCAAGGAAAAGGTGTTGCCAGAAGAAGATGAAGACGAGGTAGTAGAAGACGACGGCGATAAAAAGAAGAAAAAGGAAGCGGAACCTTTCTCTGACATAACCGAAGAGCCAGAAGAAGAGCCCGAAAGGGACGATAAGTTCTTTACCGTATTGGCCAGTGAACTGAAGGATGCAGGCGTATTTGCTAACGTTGAAATCAAAGAGGATGAAAACATTGACGAAGAGAAGTTCATCGCATTGCAGGACAATGAGATTGAATCCAGGGTCAACGAAACATTCGAAGCTTTCTTTGAAGAGCTTGATGACGATGGTAAAGCCTTTCTGAAATTCAAGAAGAGTGGTGGTAACACAGCTGACTTTTTTAAGTCAGCGAGACAAAGTTCAGAGATTCCTAAAGGGGATATGGACGACAAGAACTTCCAGAAGAAGTTCCTCAAGTATTACTACGAAACCTTCGAGAGCATGGATGCTGAAGATGCAGACGAGAGAGTTGATTATCTCGAGGATGCAGGAAGACTCGGCAAGTATGCTGAACGCTACCATGATAAGGTAGATGAAGCTCAGAAGAAGCGTAAGGAAGAGATGGTAAAACAGGCGGAAATTGCTGAGAAACAACGCGATTCAAATCGTGAAGAGTATCAGAAGAATTTACGCACCAAACTTGATGACGTCGAGGCTATCAAAGACTTTCCTATTACGCCTAAGGATAAGAAGGATTTGTTCAGCTATATCACAAAACCTGTGAAGAAAGTGGGTAAGAATACTTACATCTCACAATTCCAGGATGACATGAATAAGGTGGGCAGTGATTTCGATACACTTATCTTACTCGCTAAACTTGTTAAGAGTGACTTCGATGTCAGTGACATTGAGAAGAAGGTCGAAACCAAGAAGACGAGAAACATTAAGGATAAGCTTCAGGGACAGCGCAGGACTAAACGTCCTCGTTCTGGTGGTAAAGCAGGAGGAAAAACTTTGTCAGATTTCTTTTAACAGGACTGACACCTTAATATTTTAATAATTAAACAGTGGTAAAATGAGCAAATTACAGAACAATTTGGTTACCAAACAGATGCCATGGCATGCTAACATGACAGAGCTTAACCACCTCGGAAGAGCTCTGATAGCAAAGCCGGCAATCTTTGAAGGTAAGATGAATCAATTGTTCACCGCTCACCGATATTCTGACAACCCACTAACAATGAATCTCGTTGGGCTTGGGAAAGAAGAAACAATCGGTAGCAGTGAATGGGAATGGTCCCTCAAGGGAGCAACTACCAGACCCCTGGTAGTAACTGAAGATATCGGAGGGTACAGCGCAGCAACCCCTACAGTCTTCGCAGGTAAAGGAAAGTCTACTTTCCTCTTGAAACTCGATGAGAGTTGGTATCAACCCGGTGATATTGTGTTTCCCGGAACAGCCAACAAGAAGTACCAGTCAAGGGTACAGGAAGAAGTGCGGAAGCACGGAACCGGTTGGATTTATGTATGTCGGTTGATGAATGACGACGATAACGCATTCGTCCCTGGTCACCTCTTCAATCCAGGTCAACAGTGGGGAAAACTCTACTCACAATATGAAGAAGCTGCCGAGCAGTCTGGTTCAACCCAGTACAGCTTGCCTCTCGATTTGAAAAACCGTATGTCCAGATATCGTAAAAAGTATATGGTAACCGGTGACGCAGCTGACGAGGTGCTCGCAGTAAAAGTACAAGATGATAAAGGTGGATGGCATGACTCATGGGTCAAATACGCAGAAGTTGAATACTGGCAACAGTGGTACCGCGAAATGGAGCGGGGCTATTGGTATGCAAGGTCAACAGACTCTGTACTTGGTGCGAACGGCAGGCCTATCTACACTGGTCCGGGTCTCCAGGAACAACTGGAAGACAGCCACATCCATTATTACTCACATCTTACCGCGCGCTTGATTGAAGAATATCTGATGGATATTTTCTACAGTCGTGTTAAGCCTGGTAGTGGACGTCAAATCAAAGCGTTTACTGGTGAGTACGGAATGCTATTGTTCCACCGGGCTGTTCAACAGTGGGCTGAAAGCACTGGATTTATCCAGATTGTACAGGATATCACTGTTGGTAAAACAACTTCAGAGCTCAACAAAAATGCACTCTGGGGTGGATATCAATTCACTAAATACATCATGGCGAATGGTGCTGAGCTTGAACTCATCCACAACCCGCTTTATGATGACCGCGAAATTAATTTCGAAATTGACCCAATCAGTGGTTACCCAGTTGAATCAATGAGGTTTACCTTCATGGACTTCAGTGGTGCAGGCTCAGCCTCAAACATTCGTTTGGTCAACAAGAAAAATGGTTACAAACTTGGTTATGTTGCTGGTCTTAGCAACCCTTACGGGCCTAACAACGGCAAACTCATGAGCCATTCAGGTAACTACTACGAGATGCATGTTGAAAAACAATGTGGTCTCCACATTGAAGATGTAAGCCGCTGCGGTGAGCTTATCCTTCGTAGAAACTAAGAAGCTATGGCAAAATCAAAATCAACCCGTATGCGCCGAAAGTCAACTAAGTCTTTAAAAAAGGCTGATGCTGCTAAGGCGAAAGGGAAAGACAAGAAAGTGAAACGACTGACAAAAAAGTCTGACCGCCAACGTGCCAGAGGTTCTAAATAAGGAAACATTAATACCTTATATATATGCTAGTTGAAATACGACCTATAGAGGTCAAAAAATGGCATGGTAAAACAGGACAGGAACGGTTCTCCCAACCTATAATCTTCGAAGCTCTGTATGATATGAATACAGGTAATTACGCTACGGGATTAGATAAGGAAGACCGTATCCGTCTTGAATCCAAGACCGGTTATAATTTATCGCCCGAATTTGACCCGGAAAAGCCACACGAGTTTTGGAGCACGTCCGCTGCAAGAATTAAGCTGGGTAACCAGACTACAGTTCTTGATACCACTAAACCCCTTGAGGAAATCAAGGTGAAGATGCTAAAGGCCAGTAAGTTTATTGCTAACTCCATGAAGGATTATGAGCAAGGACTTTTCCCTGAAGCACAATTCGTCATCTTTGATGAGAACGAAGAGGTGGTGGCAAAAGCGAGCAAAATCCAAAAGCGTAACAAAGCGAGGAAACTTGCAGGTAA